ACATAACCCAACACCTCAGGGTGAACGTCATTCATAACAGCCCACTCCTGGAAGTCATCAAAGTCTACCTTTGCTTCCAAGTGAATGAAACGGTTAGCCAGGGGAGCAGGCATACGATATGTCACGCCACGGTCGCCTTCTCTATTACCCGCCGCCACTACGTCAACGCCCTTAGGCAATTCGTATGTACCAACACGGCGGTTAAGGATCAACTGATAGGCCGCAGCCTGAACAGCAGGAGGGGCACTGTTCAATTCATCTAGGAAGATGATTGCAGTTGACTCTGGGTTGGTAGGAAGCTCTGCAGGGGGAGCCCAAACCATTGTGCCCTTGTCTGCATTGTAGTAGGGGATACCCTTGATGTCTGTAGGCTCCCACAGGGCCAGGCGAACGTCGATGACTTCGCGACCAGCGTCTTCGCCGATCTGCTTAACGATGTCTGACTTACCAATTCCTGGAGGGCCCCAAAGGAACACAGGACGGCGTTTCTTAATTGCGAAACGGATTGACTTCTTTGCGTTCTTGGGACCAACTTGACGAACGCTGATATCTGTTGACTTTGCCATAATAAGACCTCTTTCTTTTCTCAGTTAAAATTGCTTTCTCAGTGTTAATAGTATAACACCGATCAGCTCAGTTGTCAAGCTCTTTTTACGAAGTTTAATTGTGTTGTATTATCGCCACGAACACTTTTAATCTTTGCTTTGATGTTTAATCTAGTGCCTGCTTCTAAGTTACTATTATACCAGAAATCCACGAAACTGTCAACCAGTTTAGCAGTAACCCTATACTTGTCATAGTCTTTGCTGTAGTAGCACTTGACAACCTCGATCTCTCCTTGGATCTTGTCGCCTACAGCGCCCTGCAATTGAGTACTGCCGCGGACTTCACGAGCCAACTCGTTACGGATTTGATCGCGCAGCATCACACCAGGCAAGCAGCTTACGATGGCGAACTCCAACATGTTACGGCCAGTGAACTCATCCATCTGTGCAATGCGCAGGGCCTGCTGTTCGAAATCGTTGATCTTACCGCTGATCTGCTTGAGCAAGAATCCATTGAAGTAGTTGCGAACCGCACGACCCTTCTCAATGTCCTCTGCTGTAGCTTCAGTGAACGCACCTTCGCGGAGCCATTGCTTGACCATCAGCTTGTTGGCCTGTGTGACTCGCTTCTGGCATTCATTCTCCATCACGTAGACATCTTCCTTGAAGTAGCCACCGTTGATACGATCTGCTGCTACCGCCAATCCCCAAACCTGATCTGCTGTAAACATTGTTCGCTCCGTTTTGTTGCTGTATGTCTCTATTATATAGCCTTTCAGCCAAAGTGTCAACCAGGCTGGAGTGCCGGTCAAGAAAAAAGGTGTTGTATTTCTACAACACCCTCAAAAGGCGCCCCGGGAGCGAATCGGCTTGCCTGTTTGAAACCTTAGAGCGTGATGCCCATTGCTTTGGCCTTGTAGCCTAGAGCAACGATTTCACGTGATGGCTTGCCCATTACGTATTCGGTAACAGTAACACCGTTGCCAGCTTTGCGGCTGTTTGAATAAACAGCGTAGCCTGCTTGACGAATGCGGCTGGCTTCTGCTGCCAAGTTACCAACGCCCAAGTCATGCTTGGCTTTGCTGGCTGTCAATGTTGCACCACTATGCAGTGCTGAGAAGACCTTGAAAGTCTTTGTTTCTGGATTGAATCTCTTCATTTTTAAGTTTCCTTTGTTAGAGCTGTTTACTAACAGCTTCATACAAGTATACAGGCATCCATGATCAAGAGCAATGATCAATTTCGCCAAATTACTTCTTCACACTCACTTTGGTTTGGAAGAAGGCACTCATGATCAGAACAGCCAACCAAGTCTGCCAAGTGTAAGGGATCAGCAATATAGGAAACAATGTGTTCATGGCCCAAATTACCAGCCAAGGTCCTAGAACAACTAGGGCAACGATGAACACAGCAAATCCTACTACCAACATGATCTTATTCATTTTCATACTCCGCTATCTCTTGTAGACGCTTAACTTCTGCAAGTTCTTTCTCAATCTCTTTCAGTTTCTTCTTGTTACCCACGTTGGTGTTCTTCTTGTAGACCACCCACACGTGATCTTCACAGTAGCTCTTGCCTGGGAATACCTCCCGGCCACAGTGTGTATAGGGCGGCTCTGCCTGCTCCGGGCCAATGTATTGGCACTCAGCCATCATGCACCTCGCTTCATAACAGTGACCTCTGCCATTGCTTCCCAGTTGCTGGCAAATGCCTTGCGCAATTGTGCAACCTTCAACACCGTACGCAGGCTCAGCTCGCGTAGTTTAGCACGGTTGTTAGACACAAAGTCCACAACATCAATCTTGGCCACATCGCTCAGCTCGTACTCGTCAAGCATGCCGTCTGCAACGATCTGCTTGATACGCAACACCTTCTCACGGTCTGTGTCCATCTGCAGATCAATGTAGTGGCAACGGCTCTCAAGAGCGGCAAGGTGATCCTGTAGCTTCTTAGAGCGCACGTTCTCAAACTTGATGTTGGTAATAAAGATAGCACCAGCCTTGAACTCGAAGCGATCTGGGATGCCTTCGCTTCGTAGGATACGGCTGTCAGTGTTCCAGCTGATAGTACGCTTCTTGGAACTGTCCAAAGCCGCCTTCAAGATGTTCAAGCTCAAGTCGTCCAGCAACACTGAGTCGCAGTCATCGAACACAATAACATTCTTCTCGCTTGAGAACTCGTAGAGCTTGCTGTACAAGCCAATGGCACTCATAGCACCTTTCACAATCTCGTAGCGTGGCTTGCGCTCGCCTAAGGTATTGAACAAGTCGTCCTTAGTGAGCACTTCTTCAACACCAAACGATTTGCCTACGCCTGGGGGACCTGTGACAATCATAGCACGTACATCACCAGCCTTAACAGCCTTAGTCATGTCTGTAAGTACTTGGAAGCGAGCACGAGTCTTCTCGATGAGCTCTTCGTCCGTAATGTGTGCTACAGCACTATCAGCCACCTTAAGTTGTACCAAACTGTTCTCTCCTACAGGAGCCTCGTCAATATGCGCAACCACGCGGTATGCATTAATGCCAGAGACCTTGACGCGGATCTTCTTGTAGGGATTGCGTCCGTTTTCAATCTCTTCGCCAGCAAGGCAAGTAATAGCCTCACCGTCAAAGTCCTTGACCATTTGCAACCGAATGCCGGGATAGATCATGTTCTTGCGAGCACCATACGAACCCTCAACAATCTCAACTAATGTAGCCATCTTTCGCTCCTGTGTGTGTTAGTAAGTCTCTATTATAGCGCACTCTAGGGGTATTGTCAACCCCTAGTTGCGTTGTGGCATTTAAGCCACACATTCCTCTTCTGCAATTAATGCCTGCAACAAGGGCTTGAACTCGTCGCTGTGATCTGCAACAAACCAAACTGCCTCACCACCTACTGAGCGCAGGATGTACTCGTATTCCTCATACTGGTGACGAGCCTTGTAGTCAGCAAAGTCTTTGAACTTCTTGGCACTCGTACCTGTCTCGCCACGATCACGTCCGTAGAATGTGGTCATGTCGCCGTAGAGCGCATCGTAGGCCTTTTGATCCAACGCTGTACCAAAGTGACTGAAGTCGTGCTTGGTACCGATTGTGGGCTTGAGTGAACTGATGTCGCCCAAGTCAATCAAGTCACGCAAGATGAACGGGTTTGAATAGTAGTCCTGCAGCATCTTGCCGTTGTAGGCCAAGTAGCCATCCCAGTGGCAGTAGACTTGTTCTACTGTGCCGTCTGCGTACTCTAACGCAATAGTGCTTCGTGTTCCCATTGTATCGCTCCAATGTTGTTAAGTTAAGTATCTATTATAGCAGCTTTCGCCACTCCCGTCAACCTACTGTGGCAATAACCCTGCCCACTGTAGGGTCAAACTTCAAGAACACCTTGGTGCTGTCAGTGCCGCCCTTTACAGGGTAGGTACACTTGTAACAGAACTCGCCCCCGTTTGTAAGCCCTAGGAACTTGGTGCCCGTGAATTGGTAGTCCTCATTGTCTAGGGCCTTGGTCAATGCTGCCGCTGTAAACGTTGTCAGCGTAGTCAGTTGTTCAGCTGTGATCATGCTGCAACTCCTTCTGCATCAAGTTCCCAGCTGATGTCCTGGAACTTCTTGTATAAGCGGTAGACATCCCGTTTGGCCTCTACCAACGCTTCAGCAATGAGGTCTTCGGCAGTCCCGTCAGTAAGGACTTCGCGGGCGTCTTCATATAAGCATCCGCCCAAGAACTGTGAACTGAGTTCGATGTTCTCAACCATAACTCGGACACGCAGCATGAACCAGTCAAGATTCCCGTGTTCGATGTTGTGGTTGATCTCTGCAATGTCGAACTGGGTGTCGTCGAAGCAGTCTTTGGGGTCCAGGTCTTCATATGATTTATCCACAATAATATCAAAGCCGTTGCGCTCGTATACAGCCAATTCGTCGTAGTGTCTCATTTAGATCTCCGTTTCGTATTCGTAGAATGTAACTGTAGGGTCGTACTTCTTCAGCTGACGAGCCGCTGTCATCAACTCTTTGTAGCGGCGGTTAACCTCTGCTCTAGGCAGTTCACCATCGCATGTCAAGTTCTCTGGGCTAAGGGCAGAGTCAATCATGTCTGCCACAGCCTGACGGTCCTTGGCACTGTTCAAGGAGTACTGTGGGCCCTTGAAGAATGAGTTCCAGTGATTCTTGTCTTTCAAAAACTTCTCTAATGCTTTCATCTTGTGCTCCTTAAGCGGGTGTTAACAGTTTGCGGAAATCGTTCATCACAACTCGGAAGGCCTGCTGTTCAACAGGCTCAAACTCATCCAAGTTGTCCTGCATGTACTGCAGAGTCTCTAACAGTCCTGAGCCATCAGCTTCTTTGCGTTGGCTAATGTATACCATAGCTTGTGTGAATGTCATCTTTCGCTCCTTTGTGTGTGTATGTGTCTATTATAGTGCCATTTGCCCAATCAGTCAATCAGTCCCCACGAACATCCGTATTCAGTGTAGGGTTAATGGCACGACGTAGCTCTACCTCACGCTTGTGGGCTTGAGCCTTGCCACGAACCACTTCATGCACGTATACTTCTATCTCGCTCTTGTCGCTGAGAGTGCGCAGGGCATGACACAAGGCCCAATCCTTAGCTTCTTTCTTGGCACGATAGAAGTGTTTAGCGGCACGAGCAAGAACTGACTTATTAATAGTAGTCTCTGTTTTGGCAGTGACTCCTATGTAGTTGCCCCCAGCAACACGCAACTCATATATGATATGATTGCGATCTGTGCGCTTTTTACGAATGGTGTTTGTCTGTGTCATGTGTCTATTATACTGCATTTTGGTGATGCCGTCAACCAAAATAAAAAGACCCATGACACACTAGGGTTTCTTGTTCTAGATGTTGGTGGTTAAGGTTATCCACAGGTTATACACAGTGCTTGTGGATAACCAAACTGTAGCCAAACTGCCACACTTTGGGCTAGCCCGCGGCACTCTCATTAGCTGCAGGCTGCTGCTGTGCGCTGCGCAGGTCTTTCAAGTTGCTGCTGTTCTTGGTGCCCGGAGCCGGAATCGAACCGGCATGCCCTTTCGAGCGAGAGATTTTAAGTCTCTTGTGTCTACCTATTTCACCATCCGGGCTCTCTCGTACGCTGCGCTCAACTGCTGCTTCTCAACATGCTGCAACGTTATTATGGCCACGCCTACTGGATTCGAACCAGTGGCCCACAGCTTAGAAGGCTGTTGCTCTATCCAACTGAGCTAAGGCGTGTGGTGTTGCTGCTGTATATAATATGGTGGGCCCCCCGTGAGTCGAACACGGCACCAACGGATTATGAGTCCGCTGCTCTAACCAACATGAGCTAGAGGCCCGTTAATCTTATGATTCTTTATAGCCCCTTAGGAGTTCTGAATCTTCTGCTTCCGCTGCACGTTGACCCGCAGCTACGAAACGATGAAGATCCTCCATACGTTCAGCAAACACATCTGGTGCTGCTGCTGCTGCACGAGTCATGTCATAGTCTGAGGGATAGTGTCGCAGACAACTTCTAGCACGGTCTTTGATAGCTTTGGGAACCCTGGGTGTTGAGAGAATCTCTTTTAGAAACTTCTCAGTCTGCACCACTGCACGGTATCTCTCATCTGGTAGTGTCATAGGTATCTCGTTTGATAGTTGCATGGGATCTCTGCTTCTAGATAATGATCTTTTCTTCAGCATGTATATAGTATATGATCGTTATGTGAGTTTGTCAACCTGAAATTTGGTATCAAGCAGCGGGGCCAATGGCTGAAAAGCCACAGGTTTTGGCTGCAATACAGGATCAGGCAGGAACTTCCTAGCTGTAGTTGAGTATGATCCCATAGTGTAGGGTCTTGAGTTAGCTGTATATAATAGTAGAACACCTGAAGGGACTTCATGCATACTATATTTAAGTGTAGGCATATACGTATATACACTCACACAACCCAGCAGCGGGGCCTATCGTGGGGGAACGGTTGGCAGTGTACAGGGAGTCGCTGCACAAAACCACCGTGATTCTATCATGATAAATACTGGCGCAGCCATTTATCTAGAGTGAAAACCACTGTAGATGGATCATTTGAACACGGTTTGGTGCAATTTTGCTAGGGTTTGAGCACAGTCAGGTCTGTGGCTTATGAGGCTAACAAAAAATTCACACAATATCACACTTTTTTGCACTTTATCACACTCTCTTAATACGCATACCCCACACAGCGGGGCCTATGCGCACTCTGACCCCCACACACCGATCAGTAAATCACACTTTTTTGCATTTACTGATCTCAATAGAACAATATAATTCTCTATAATGCTGTATAGTTCTCTAGAGCTCGCGCAGCGCCTGACTGCTCATGCTCTAACATCATGGTATACGTACATGTACTCACTCACGCATCAACGTATACATCGCTTGATATCCAGCAGCGGGGCCACTACGCACTCTGAGTTTTACAGTATACAAAAGCATTAAATACTCACATGGATCATAAACTCATTGCACTTATAGCTTCTATAGCTCTCGTAACCATTTGGTATGTTGTACACCTTTGACTACTCACTAGAACAGCTGGATCGCTGTCAGGACTACGTATATACAGGGTTTCATATAGCTCGTATCATACATATCTTATACGACGATTTGAAAGATCACTATATAGTATTAGTTGACTGCGACTCAAAGACGGCCACATTTCTAAGTCTATTCTAATGCAGTATACAGATGCCATTTCAGAACCCGACATCTTCTGTTATCAGTTGCCCTATTTCATTGACTACGATCCCGAGGCCGTTTGGGAACTAGTACAACGGCACGGGGGTTCAGTGAGTTATCTCAATGGAGGGCAATATGACTACTATATAGATAGACAGTATGCGTCAATACTTGTACTGGCTTTCCCCCAATTGCGTCGCCAGTATCAAAAGGATCTATACACGTAGATCAATGGCATTAGCAGCAGGTTCTTGAATCTTGGCCTTTGAATCGTATATCAAGTAGTAGAAGTAGGTTTCTCTGACTTCCACACGGCCACCAAGATCCACATACTCTCTGCGCACAGTTTCTACACGATTGTTCTGCACCGAGGCTGTGGTGGTTATACTCTGGGTGGTTATTGGGTCTATCTGCATGTAGATATTTATGGTTCTAGATAACCCCTGCAAATTTTGCGCTGCTCCGCAGCTCTTCGAGCTGCCATGAATTATCACCCTATCCAAAATGCACCATAAATATCTCATGAAAATCACATACGATCACAACTACATCAGAGTCATTGATCAGGTGCTGACACCGGAGACATGTCATGAACTGCGCACAAACTTTGAGCTGTGTGAACGGCATCACAGTCGTAGATCTAGCACACATGTTGCACTCACAGAACTAGAACTCTACAGCACTCGGGCACAGGGTGCTAGACTTAACAGCCTGCAACTGGCTCAAAAAACTAGACCCTACGACTGGACTGAGCACAGTGACAGACTCACAGACCTGGTGATGAATCTGGGACGAGACTATCTTGCTCACTGGGGGCATGAACAAGGCCTAGCACTTACACCTGAATTAATGGCCATAGAAGCATTCAGAATCAAGTGCTATAGACCCAATCAGCAGGATCAATTTGGCCTGCATGTGGACGTGGCGCATGCTGCCTCCAGCACCAGATACGTGGCCTTTTTGTTCTATCTCAATGATTCAGATGCGGGCACAGAATTCCCCAGAGAACGCTACACAGTGGCAGCACGAGAGGGCAGGGTTGTGATGTTCCCACCCACTTGGTGCTACCCACATCGAGGACACATGCCCCAAAACGGTGACTCCAAATACATCATGAGCAGCTATCTGCTGTATACTTAATCTGCCATGATTGGTAAATATTAACATGAACAAACTCTTTGCAATTTTATCTATCGTCATGCTTTCTGGCTGTGCTTCAATCATCAGCTGGATACCCAGTTTCAACGATGTGAACCAGTCAGCCAAAATTACAGATGTGCGCATGGCAGTTGACCAACTGGACTGTGCAAAACCACAGCACATTCAAGTCAAACGCATACAGGACGAACTGCGTTGGTTTGAGCTGTATTCAGAATCGGCGGGCACCCGCAATCAAGATGTCATAAGGGTAATCAAGCCCATGCAGGCCACTGTGGGAGACTTTGCCAAGATGGTGGCAGACAAAGACGGCAGCAGGGTCTACTGTGACCTCAAGAAGCGAGCCATGCAAGAGCAAGCAGCTAGAGCAGCTGGTGTTATACTAGGAAGATTCTAATGTCAATCGAAACTCTAAGAACACTTACAGAACATCAAGACCCAGCTATTTCAGCAAGGGCTCGTTATGTGCTTGAACTCACACAGGCAGTGAACACCAATCAGATCACAGCAGAGGAATATCAGGATCTTTGCAGAGATGTTGCACGTATGGATCTACTGGATAGAGAATGTGCTGATCTAGAACTAAAGACTGCATTGGTCATGGCTGTGTATGCCGTGGCTCAACTGGGATAAACACATGCGTATCAACGAAATACTTACTGAAAACATATTCACCACAGACTATCACAAGGTCATGCAGGCCGTGGCAGAACTCTATCAAAGCCACTACGACATCAATGTGTGGCAAAATGCAGAAGCACACGACGAAGCTGCCAAGGTGTTACTCAAGGTACACCCCACAGCAGAAGAGCTGGACTTTATCATTTCAAACAGTCAGCTGCCAGAACGCTTTATGGATCTAGACTTTCCCATCAATGACGATCTCATGTTCAACGGATCGGGTGCTGCCGCTGATGATGTTGTAGAAGGTGATCTAGATGAAGACACTGATCTAGACGAAGAGCCTGCCAGTCGTGCCCTATGCACCAGTGGCAAACCAAATGCTGCACTAGGTGCCAGTCAGTTGGCATCATGCAAGAGCCAGGGCTATCGTGGACGTCACGGTGATAAGTCACACAAGATTGGCAACGAGCGCACCACTGTAAAAGGCAAAAAGATCAAGGGCAAGAAGTACGGCGGCCCCTTACCAGACTGGAGTTAACACATGGTCGATGTCAAGACCGGGGATCTCTTGATAGCACCCCCGAGCATGCCAGATCCAAGATTCAACCAATCCGTGATGTTTATCACACATTACAACTCACGTGGAGCCTATGCCCTGTGCATGAACAAGCCCACAGAACACACCCTCAATACCATAGTGGAGCCCTTGGGGCTGAAATTTAAAACAGATCACCCCCTGTATTGGGGTGGTCCAGTGAGCCTCAGCACTGTGTGGATGTTGCATGACAGTGATTGGTCTGTGAACAATACCATGCGTATCAACGATCAATGGAGCATTACCAGCCATGAAGAAATGTTCCATCATCTCAGCAAGGGGGTATGGCCCAATCGATTCCGTATCATGATAGGCCATGCCAGTTGGGATGCAGGACAATTGGATGCTGAGATACAGGGTGAGGAACCCTGGAGCCATCGCAGCAGTTGGCTGTGTGTGAAGCGACCCGACCCCAGTTGGCTGTTTGATCTAGATGCAGAACAGCTGTGGCCTAGCAGTTGCAGTCTAAGTGGGCAGCAGGCTGTGGATTCATGGATGGTGTAAGGCTGGTTGCCAGCACTAGGGCTGGGGATAAATTTTACGTCAATTGGTGGTTGATGAATCACTGTTCATGGGCCTGCAGCTATTGCAATGAAATCATACGCAAGGGCAACATCGATCTGCCCTATCTCAACGACTGCAAACAGTTCATAGACAGCACAGTGGTCTATGCCAGCAATCAACACAAAACAGCCAACATAGAGTTTACAGGGGGTGAAGTCACAGAATGGACTGACTTTCTAGAGCTGTTGACCCACGCTCATAGGCAGGGCTGTGAAACTAGGTTTAGAACCAATGCCAATGTCAGCATTGATCTTTGGCATGAATACATGGCAGTGACCCATGGTGTGTTGATTGAGCATCATCCCGAGCATACCACCAGTGCGCACTTTTTATTGGCTGTGAGTGCGGCAGTTGAAGCAGGGGTAGCCGTGACTGTGAACCTAAACATGCTCAAAGATACGTGGGCCAGCAGTCAGCTGTTGTATGATCGCATACACTCCAAATGGCCACATATACGTGTGAACAAACGCATGTTGTTTGAAGATCCTGTGTTCAATACCACTCCACAACACTATACCAGCAATCAAACCACACAGTTGAAAAGACAGCATGGTGATATCAAGATCACACAAGGTGACAAGATTGAATACACTGACTATCAGACCATGGTGTTAGAAGGCAGTAACACGTTCAAAGACTATGACTGCTGGGCTGGCATGGAACAGATAGTGGTAGATGCTTGGGGTAGGGTCTATCGCGGACACTGTAGACAAGGAGGATTCATGGGCAATATCAAAGAGCATAATATAGTTTGGCCCACCCACCCCAGAAGCTGCAAGCTAGACATTTGCAGAAACAGCTTTGACATACTGGCCACTAAATCAATTCAACTCACGAAGATTTGAAAACACCACACGTTCGACTATCTTCTTTCTAGCATCCTTGCTGGGCGCACCCAGCACAACCAATATGAACTGTCTATGACGTTCTTCTAGTACTAGACTAACACACCAACCAGCAGGGTTAGTCAACCCTGTCTTGCTCAGCACAATGGTATTGAATTCTTCCAGCAGTCCTATATTGGTATTCTGTATTATGATACGCACAGGCTTCTTGCGATCCTTGGCAGCGATCTCTGTCTTTTGTATCACACTGGTCTGGCGAATAAAGTCTATGGTAATCGCAGCCTTGAGCATGTTCATGATGTCCAATGCTGTACCCACATTCTTTTGGCTGAGCCCACTGGGATCATCAAAATGGCTGTAGGCCATTCCTAGCTGCTGTGCCTTGACGTTCATGGCAGCCATAAAGGCAGATCTACCATTGGGATGATCACGGGCCAAGGTTTCGGCAGCAGAGTTGTCTGAGCGAATCAACATGGCAATTAGCAGTTCTCTACGAGTGTAGTTCTGTTTCTTTAACAGTACACCGCTGACACCACGATAGACTTCTATCTTGGCTTCTAGATCCTGATTGAGATCTAGATAGGTCATGGCAGTCATTACCTTGGTAATACTGGCCATGGGCCTTACCTGTTGTGTATGCTCTGCAAGTAGAACCGTGTTGGTTGTGTTATCATACAAAAGCACACTGGGCTCATTGCGAGCCCAGGCTGTGTTGACCAGCAACAATAAGATGACTAAAAGCTTCATCAATTATTTAGAGCAAATCTAATTCCTCGTCATTTAGATAAGATGCATGAGTATTGATGGCTTGTCGAAGAGCGTCTTCGATCAATTGATTGAATGTGATATCACGTTCATGTGCTATCTTCATGTAGGTCAGGAGTTCTTCATCTGTGAAGTCTATTGGAACGCTCACACGAGTGTCATAGGGTTCACCGGCCTTGATAGCTAGGGCCTTTTGGATAAAGTCATCGTCGACTTCCAAATCAATGTAGTTGACATCGTCCCATGCTTGGTTGGCTAGCACACTTTTGGATTCCGCTTCTTTACGATGCTTGTCAACATTCTTTGGGTTGATCATACGGTAGGCGCGATCATTGGTATAATCGCACATGCTGACTTCATAGACCTTTTGGCTTTTGGTGCTAAAGATAATACTGAAACTGTATCCACCCTTGCCGTGAACACCGTTCCATGAGTCTAGTGTATAGCTGTTGGGGCCGTAACAACCCCAACCATACTCACCGCCTTCGGTGATTTTGTAGTCAACCAATTCCATCCATTCTTTCATTGTGATCATTTTGATTCCTTTATAGAAGTTAACAAATTTTTGTTTCGAGTATCTTGCTCTTTGCGAGCTCTCTTGGTATCGTTGCTCAATCGCAACATCATGTCGTAGTCTCGAGCCCACTTAACACCTGCCAACCAATCTTCCAGTCGCTCAAGACTACCTACAAACAGTTCAGCATCACGACTGTAAATTGGCAGTGCATCTTGATCCTTTGGCACAAGGCTTAGAGCGCCGTGATCTTCTGTCCAATCACTGTGCTTGCTTTTACTGAACTTAAAGCCCAGCTCGTCAACTGCTTGTTCAACACGTTTGATTCTTTGGATAGTGTTCCAACCGCTCATATCAGTCTCTCTTTGTTACTATGTGTATATTATACAGTCTTGTTAGAAAACTGTCAATAGGGTTTTATGTTTTTTAACAGACTGCTAGGATCTTTAAATGTTAGACCTGCGCCGTATTTGGCATGAAAGTCATCAAATGATGCCAATCGATCTGGATCTATGGGCAAGCCATATATCTTCAACCAAGTATGCATGCAGTTGACCACTTCTTGATCTGCGAAATTATCCATGATAAAATAAATTGATTGATCTACCTTACGGTGGAACTTTTTTTGTCTACCATGCACAGCCTGCATTTCTTCGGCTAGCTTATGGCAGTAGTGATCTGCACCTCTGAGCATCGTCCAAAATTTGTTAGGATTGGTTGTCATTCTCTACTCAATCTGCTCCAAACAAGGAACTCTTTGAAGGCTGTATAAACAGTGGCAGCTTCCTTGTCATCTACAGGAATCTTTTCGCCACGAACGTAGAATCCATCTTCAGCAACACGAAGCATTTCTGTAGAGCCTACATTACAGGTAATGTTATTTGAGTTGGGTAGGTGAAAGTTATAGCTTGTAGGATCGTCAGCGGCCCATTTGGCAACCACCTTGTTTAACTCTGTGAAATCATAGCTCATTATTTAAACTCTTTCTTGTTGTGAAATATCTTACGGTACGCACCACCCAAGAAAAATTCTAGCTTACTGCGTTTTTTTGCTTGGAATTCACAGCTCATTTCCCATGAATCTCGTTTGAAAGGAATTACCTGTACCAGCGGATCGCCGGGGTTGATTTTAACTTCTTTGTCGCTGATAAGATATCCAGGAAGTTCGGTAGACAAGTCATGTGTGTCTGTATCAACAATGGCCGGGAATAATTGAAAGCGTTCTTCAAACTGATAAAACGGTTGGATAATTAAACAACTATATCCAGGTGGAGTTCGTATCAGCCACGGCTGAGCAATTTTGAAATACTGTTTGGAAGTGCCGTCTAACATCACGGGACATTGTTCATGATTATGTCCGCCTATGTAAGGCACATGTGGCACACTGACTTTGAAATCTTCATGCTTGCCTGCTTTCTTCTCTGGATGCAAAATTAGTTCATAGGTGTTGAAAATAATATATCCAGACATAATCATGTCTTGCACAGGCATGCAGTGTTTTATGGTAGGCATCCCTTTACCGGGAAACTGATTCTTCTTCCAAAGATCTAGATCTCGGTACCATTCTGGTACCACCTTGTTGGCCGGTTGCACAGGAAAAAATTCTACAACCGAAGGATCATCTGAGTGGAATTCAATGTTCATTTGTGGCTGTCCTTGATTGTGGTTAACAAAGAGTTTCTTTGTTCTTTATAACGAGTCCAACTGGTCTTTAACGGATCTACAATAAACCATTTAAAAAATACTATCAATAATAGAATCATTCCGATTAGATTCATATCAGACGATATCTCTGTGCCTATGGCAAACAGACTACCTACATTAAGCAACAGACTGGCCAACAAGAACCATTGCCATAGTTCTAGCTTTGAGAACCACCAACGTATAAATCCAATTTGTTCTTTCATTAGATCTTCTCCCCTGCTATGAAGCCACGGAAGCGTAGGAAGCGTGGAAACCGCAGACTGTAGGTACCGTCTTGATTCTGTGTGACCGCATCGGCACGTACCTCTACCACCTGCCCCACCACTGTATCACGTTCCTCCCAATAAGCATCACGATCAGCATCACTAAACCCACTGCCAACATTGACTGCGATCGACTTACCGTCATCAATACCCTCGCAGACCAAAGCGCCAAGACGACCAACATTTCGGCCAGTACCTTCTTCCACCGCGGTGATCGAAAGGCTAACCTCGAGAAATGGTTTTTCTTTGAGCCACGAAACAGATCTTTTACATTCATATTTGGCCTCTGGATCCTTAATCATAATACCTTCGTAACCTTCAGCAACCATTTGTTTGTTGTAGTCACGATACTCAATGTCGCCGATGAACTCGTCGAGATTAACTTCAATCCAAGGCACAATCTCAATGCAATTGCTATCGCCAAAGATTTTACTAAAGTTTTCTTTAAGGAAGTTCAAGCGTCGACGTTGGCCCATTGAGCTAATGCCTTGCTTAAACTCTGAGAGTGGCAGAATATCAAAGACATTCAACACCGCATCGGATGCTTCAACGTTGTCTTTGCGATGTACCTGTGTCATGAGTGCTTGAAAACTCTTGCTCATAATCTCACCGTCAATAACATAGCTACGGCCAAAGTTATCTAGTTGAGTAGCAAGATAATCTGTAATGTGTGAAAAGTTCTCAAGTACTTTACCATTACGTGTGTACTGAACAACTGTACGACTTTCGAAGTCTACAACTGTAAGACAGCGAATACCGTCTAGTTTCTTTTGCAGGATCTTTTTGCCTGTAATCTTTTTCTCGTGCTTGGCGCCATCATGTGCAAGCATACATTCAAACACAGGAACAGGAGCAATGTCTTTGTGTATCTTGAGCACCTTGTTCACAGTCTTTTCACTAAAGCCTGCTCGCATGTCTTTGATCAGTATGCGACGATACCAATCGTTCCATTGAGCCTTAGTAGCAACATTCATGGCCAATTCAATGGCATCCTTGGCTGCATGTCCAGTAAGACGTCTACGATACAAACTGTCTGCAAGTTCGAGAAAGTTGGACCAACTAAGTCCTTGTCCGTCTTTTTCACTGACGGGCACCTGCTTGACACCGAACGTGTAAAGACCATCTAGCGCCATACGTAGGCCTTCAAAAAATTCCGGGATATTTTCCTTAGCCGCCCTATCTAGAATTTGTTCTTTGCTCAAACGGCTGTTGTCAGCTTCAAGCTGTTGAATGATCGTTTCCGGTTGTGTGCGCATGATTGCCTTTGCTGTTAGTATGTATATATTATAGCATCAAGTGGTTGAGTTGTCAAACACATTCCGGAATTATTTCACCGAACAATTTTTTCTGTCTGGCTTCTTTTTGTTTTTTAGCTTCTTCTAGTTTGGCTAAATTTTCTTGTTTGATTTTTAATCTTTGTTGTTTAGCCCTTGCTTTATCTTCGGTGTTTCTACGAGCAGGTCCCATTGGTCCGAAATTATATCCGAATTTAAGACCATTTCGACATTGGATATTTTTTTCTACAATATGTCGTAAGTGTGTCTCTCCGCAGAGCAACCTTTCACGACATAGGTCCACGTTGTCAATCATTAAGTCCACACCATATATAGTGGAGAGAGCCTGCTCAAAGGTAGACCCATTCTCCATCTTACGTATTAGAATTTCGCCAAGGAACTGCCCGTCACCGCAACTGTTATCTAGAAAGGTTTTAGTAGGATCTGTGAATTGATCATTGGGTATCTGATTCAACATTGTGCATACAAGTTCTGTAGGAGTGAATACTTCACCTGTAGCTTTTACTCGCAGTTTGTCACGCTCAACTCCGCCCATATAGGTACGATTTCGAATGTGATCTATAACTTCACTTATCATTGGCTTCGACATAGTCAATTTCTTCTTGGGTAAGGCTAAAATGTTTATATATCGTGTCGTCTGTCCAGTCTTGTGCTAGAGATAATGCTGGCAAAGTTAAAATTAATTTGCGTGGATTAAATCCGGAAAACTTTTGCATTTCCACCCAAAACTTATATAATTTACTTGACAAGATGAATTGTGCTCTTGTTGCTTCTTCGTCTGTAGCACACATCAGTGCCAAACACATGTTACTAAATCCAGTGGTATTATTAAACACCGGTAGATATGTTCCTGACAAACTAATAATAACTTTTGGAGTATTAGTGTACGGGTTTAATGTCTCACTATACCAATAGGTGCCCCCGTTCTTATTAGTATGATATGTTTTGTATTTGTAGTCAACTGTTTCAGATACGTTTCCATTTTTAGTTTTCTTTAGAAAAACTGAAGGGCCCTGTGCGTCATTTTCTTTCCCGCCTAATCCGTGATTCTGATCACAAAACAAAAATGGAGTTCCGACCATCTTCTTTACAATAGACAAACTTTCTTTAGAAGTTACTTTAGGCAAAGAATCAATTTTGCTAATGTCAATTTGTACATTGCCAGTGGAAGTAATAAATTCTGTGCTGCCTGAATAAGATGCCTTTTGGAAGAGATAATAGCTAAAGGTACTGCCAACTCCTTTAAAGTGCGTTTCTCTAATATTGTCACTGTCAATGTTTGCTACAATCAAATTGTTCTTCTTAAAGATATCATTAAAGATGCTGAGAGCATTTTTACCCGTGCCTTTACCAATGTCAGCAGTAGGTTGCATCCAACCATTGGGGGTAATCATTGCTACATACCCGTTGTTCTCAACTAAGTCATATGCTTTTTTTACAAACTGAGGCCACAACTTGTTTGCTTGGTCATCTCTGCCGCCTTCCTGATATGGCGGATTTCCTATTATTACATCAAATTTCATATTAAAACTTAGACTTAAAAAGTCTCCCTTTGCTATATTTATTTGAGGATATCTTGCCAAGATATCATTTGTAAAACAAACTAACAGTTCGTTAAACCAAATCTTAGTTAGAATTTCCTCTCCGTGTAATTCAACTAACACGTCTACCTCAGTACCGTGTCCTCCTGCTACAACAAGAATTCGTTTTGCTTTTTTACATGCACGTTTCACTGTTCTGGTAGAAAGGATTTCTCTCCATATATTAGGGTTATCGGGTTTTCCTAAAATGCCTAATCCTAAATTTGTAACAAATTTCACTGTGATGCTTTCTGTGCGTTATGAACGCTCATGTCTAACAATTCAACTGGCAAGTATGGCAAAAACTTCATCATCTCGGCACTTGTAATATTATACACTCTTTTAAAATCGTTGTCAGCCTCGGTGTTGCTTGAAATATTTTCCAAACACTCCTTAAAATTATGTCCTTGAAAATTGCTAAATTGTAGCACTGTAGTTGAACTATAGATGATAGAGTTGATGGCACCTAGTACTTCTTTCTCGAGTGTCTTCTTGTCATCTGGAGAAAAATTTCCACCAACAGCACCACCTTTGGATTTTCCTTTCTCAAGGATTGCTTGTACTTTCTTTTTTTGGTCAGGTTTCATTGAAGGACATTTGAGCAACAATTCCATTAATTCTGGACTAGCCATAATGCCTGCCCGGTTAGTAATAATACCTGCTACACGTAAAACTTTTTCATCGTCTTCAAAATCGGCCATAACAGAATCTGCATTTTCCTTAACCAGTCTGCCTTCTCCCAAAAAGCCAATTGAACTCAGATTCATACTGTTTAATACATACTGAACTCCGCCCACAATTCCTGGTTTTGTTGCACCTGGAATAGGAAGTCCTAGTTCATCAAAGTATTCAACTACTCGTTTTGCTTCGTACAACAACATAAGTTGATCTTTGCGTTCTTTGTTTTGGTCGAAACTAAAACTAAAGATGTATCCTTTAGGTTTACTAGCAACTAAAATAGTCTCGTCTTGGTCCAATGGCGTCACAACTCGTAAAGCCTGTTGTATAAAAGTATCAACACTGCCGCCGTCTTTAAGGAATAAAGTTGCTTGGATGTCACCTACACTAAACGATCGAGACGCCATTGCATTGTTTAAAAAGATCACTTTCTTTTTATCGATCCATCCATACTTGACCTGTCGTAACGTATCTTTGGCTACTTCTTCCGCATCGCGACCAGTCATTTCGTTGCCATTGATAACTTTGATGTGATGGTCGGGCAGATGGGAATCTAGTAATTTCTTTAGTTTGGACATTGCTTCTTTGGTCATGTTAGCAAAGATCATACTAACAACGATTTCTTCACCGGCCGCTTCATCCAACGACATTCCGTACTCGGAATCATAATTGTATATTGCTCTAAAGAAGCCAATCAAAAACTGACTATTAGCCATTGCTTTTTCCAACATTTTAGACCAAGCAGGACGGTCCTCGTCAGAATAGTCTTTAACCAATTCTTGTATGCGATTGCTTACATACATTTGGAACATCTCTCGTTTAACAATGCCTACGTCACCACTTTGCTCAACAAGGGCGTAAGGAACCGCAACAACATCTACTACATTGTCGCCGGCACCTTTGCTCATACGCTCGATGTTAGTACCCGAACTAGGAATAAAAGTTACTTGTTTGTTAGCAAACAAATACTCCATCTTCTCTTGTTGGTTAGAAGTATGACTACCATAGTCGGCTTCGTCGCCTACTGCAAGGATAGTTTCTGTGTAGTCATGTATCCATTTGTTCCGCACAACAAAATCGTCATATGCAGGGTAAAGACTTATTCCTACTACCACTAGTTTATCTACTTCGAGCGCATTTTCCACTGAATGTTGCCAGTTGCCATCTTCAATGGTATCAACAAATACCATATCTTGATAGTCTCTCCACTTTGCAGTTTCCTTTTTAAAACTAGCAATGGCAGGAAGCCAGTACGCTGGGACCAGCATGACTTTATGTCCGTACTCTTTGCTGATCTCCAAGAACAGGCTCAAGAAGAAAATAGTTTTGCCAAATCTAGGAGCCAGCTCTGCAATAATTGTGCTGTCAACTCCGTGTTTTTTTAATAATTTAATAATACGCTTGATAATTTTTTTCTGTAAATCTCGTAACGATACTTTTCGTTTTGTATTGTTAGCACCAAACTTGGCAAAGATTTTAGCGTGTTGGTCTTGTAACCATTCTACAATTGGACGAATGGCAAGATTAAAGTTTGAGTCTTTATGAGTTCTGTAGTGGTCGATGTGTTCACTTGGAATTAATGCTAGAGGAACTGCATGCCACTCTGAGCCGGCGCCATCAAGTTCTGGATGGCTTTGGGGAAATACTTTGGCTACTTCTTTGCGATAGTCATGATCTCGTTTAATACCTTCTAGATCCGTAAACACATGGAGAGGCACTTTCTTGCCAGCTTCATTTGCACCAGCGATATCTGCATTGGACCATCGTACTTTAGTATCGTTTGCGTCGCCATCTTTAACAAAGAGTGCATTGCGACGAAACATAGCGTCAAAATGCTCACGGTATGTAAATCCGTAATGTTCTTTAAGGGACTGAGAAATAATAGTCTCACTCATTCTTCATCTCCAAAGTCTGCGGAATCTATCTGCTCTTGCCGGAAAGCCTCTGCGGCCTCTAGTGTGTCAAAAGGATCACTTTGATAGGCGCACGAGCCAAAAGGACCGTTGAAGTAAACGTAGAATTTACCTTCGTCTTCTCTAATTTTAAGTTTGTCCATTTTGGACCTTTCTTAGTGTCTGTATGCATATAGTATAACAGGATCCTAAGATCCTGTCAACCAATCAAATGCCCAAATAGTCAGCCCAACTAGGATGTTGTAGATGATATCCCCTTACCCTACGCTTGGCCACAAGGTCCCAAAATGTGGGCTTGTAGGGCGTGACTTTTGGTTTCATCTTGCCCACATGTGCTGCCTTCTTGTAGTTGCAGCTCTTGCAGGCAGTGGTTGAGTTTTCCCAAGTGGTCTTGCCACCCTTGCTCACAGGCAGCACATGATCCAAAGTGGCCAACGCTTCTGCCATTTCTACTCCACAGTATTGGCAACTATAGGCATCACGCAGAAATATATTGCGTTTGCTCAATCTCATGGTGTGTTTGGGTTTTTGATAGGAGTTCAGCATGATCACAGCAGGCACACGAGTTTCCCAACGTGCAGATCGCACGATCCAATCTTCATGCCATTCCAAGACCTTGACCTTGTCCAGAACCATGTAACGAATGGCTTCTTGCCAGTCTATGGTACTGAGGGGTAATAGGCTCAATGGCTGCATGTCTGCGTTAAGTACTAGGGTAGTCATAATACGTGTATTTAATCCAAGAACAATCAGTATACAGTCAAAACCACAACAAGTCAACAGTTTTTAAATATAAGTACAAGATGACAAAATTCAAAAGACTAGTAGCGTATGGTTGCAGTTATACGCAGGGAGATGAGCTCCTTGACGAGGAATATGTTCCAGGAGCGAACGAGATTAAAAAAACTCAGGGCCTAGATGCATTTTTGCAAACTTTGTATAAAAAATATCCTGATTTGACTAAAGCAGAATACAACGAGCTTGCTAAGTCTCATGCATGGCCGCGGCACCTTGCAGATAGGATAGGAATACCGTGGACTAATAGGTCTCGTCCTGGGAATAGCATCTATAATATGATCTATAGCATAGACCAAGACCTAGTCAATGGTGACATATTGGATACTGATCTTGTGATATTGGGAATAACCAGCCCCAATCGCTTAATTTATATCAATCATGATGGAAGAGATCAAACTCTGCATCTAGGATATTTGCATGGCTGGCCACAGGGGTTCGAACACGGGTATCCATTTTTTATAAAATGGTGCACCGATCCAGTAATAATGTTTCAGTTTTCAATAGCTCTACGCACACTATTACACCTAGCTCAAACTAGATTAAAAAATCAGTTGTATTTCGTAGAATGTGACCCTCGTGCAATGCACCTAACGAAATATATAGAGCCACCATTGCATCCGTCAGTGGTTAAAACGCTAGAACCCATCTATTCAGAGTTTACAAATTCAGGGCTAATGATATCAGACCGTAACATGTATAAAGGCCAGCCTAAAGAATATCTATTAGCACTCGGGCACCTAGCTGAGGCGGCGCATTTTACTTGGGCAAAACATCTCTATGAAAATTGTCAACGAATGGGCTTGACATCGTAACGAACAATAGTATAAACTAAACGATAATCAACAACAAGGAATCAATATGAATTTAGTACCAATGGTCATTGAGTCAACTTCCAAAGGGGAACGTGCCTATGACATCTACAGCCGCTTGCTCAAAGAACGCATTATCATGTTAAACGGCCCTGTAGAAGACATGATGGCCAATACCATTGTGGCGCAGTTGTTATTTTTGGAATCAGAAAATCCAGACAAAGAGATTTCGCTATTCATTAATAGCCCAGGTGGTGTTATCACCAGTGGCATGAGCATCTACGATACCATGCAGTTTATCAAATGCGATGTGGCAACCTATGTGATGGGCCAGGCCTGTTCAATGGGATCATTCCTGGCACAGGCAGGTACAGCAGGCAAGCGTTATATGTTGCCCTATGCTCGTCACATGATTCACCAGCCCAGCGGCGGTGCTCGTGGCATGCAGAGCGACATTGAAATTCAATACAAAGAGATCACCAAGATGAAAGACGTCTTGACCAAACTGTACGTCAAGCACAATACCAAAGGCAAGACCTATGCTGACTTTGAACGTGACATGGATCGCGACACATTCATGTCAGCTGAAGAAGCACTAGAATATGGACTCATTGACAAAATCATTGACAAACGATAATGACACAACTACAAGGTAAACAAGACAAAGGATGGGGCTACGAAATCATCTGGGCCACCAATGACAAGTACTGCGGCAAGATCATGGTATTTGAACGAGTAGGTGCCAAGTTCAGCATGCACTTTCACAAAGAAAAAGATGAAACTTGGTTTGTTAACGCAGGCGAGTTCAAGTTAATTTGGTGCGATACCACCACTGCCACCTACAAAGAACAGATCCTCAAAGAAGGTGACACGTGGCGCAATCCACCAATGATGCCGCATCAGTTGATTGCACTCAAACCCAACTCAATGGTATTTGAAGTCAGCACAGCAGACTCAGTAGAAGACAATTACAGAATCATTCCAGGAGACAGTCAAGTTGCAGCCAAACCAGCCACAGAACAACCAACCTAAGATATCTTGGATAGGCGGAGAGTTCCGCACAAAATGTGTAGTAGGACTTGATAGAGATGGAGTAATCAATAGAGACCTAGGCACCTACTGCCACAAGGTAGAGGACTTTGACCCCATCCCAGGCAGCATTGATGCCATAGCTGAACTAAGGCGTAAAGGCTATAAGATCACAGTGATCACCGATCAAGGTGGCATCGAAAAAGGTCTTTACACACAACAAGATGTGGACACTGTGCATGAGCACATGCTGAAACTGCTGGGCGAAGCAGGCTGCTTTAGTATTGACGGCATCTACTACAGCGCCAGTAGTCGAAAGGAAGATCCATTTGCCAAGCCCAACGTGGGCATGTTTAAAAAGTGTGAAGCCGACATTAAAGATATCAAATTCAAGGGTGGCTTCTACGTAGGCGACAAAATGAAAGATCTCAAAGCAGCCATGAACATTGGTGCTAGGCCTGTGCTGGTTCGAACTGGCTATGGTTCAGAAACTGAAAAAGAACTGCAAAAGTTTACCTATAGAAAAATCAAACAGCGCACTGTCATATTTGACAACCTAGCTCAGTTTGTGGAGTCGCTTGCATGACACGGGTTGTTGTCAACGGAACATTTGACATCATACATTTAGGGCATTTGAGATTACTGCAATATGCAAGAAGTTTTCCCAACAGCTATGTGTTGGTGTTAACTGACAGTGATCGCAGAGTGCGAGAACTAAAAGGTTTGAATCGTCCTGTTAACACGGAATATGAACGATGCAGTATGTTGTTTGCCTTGAAGTGTGTGGATCGTGTGGAAACATTTGACACTGATCAGGAACTTGTAGATTTGATCAAAGGCTTTGAACCTGAGGTCATGGTCAAGGGCAGTGACTATCGAGACAAGCCCATTATAGGTGCAGAATACTGCAAAGAGATAAAATTTTATGACAGATTCAAAAACTACTCAACCACAAACAAAATACAAGATATTGCTAATAGGTGATAACTGTAAAGACATTTACCAGTACGGGACTATTGATAGGCTAAGCCCAGAAGCACCTGTACCTGTATTTGTGCCTACGTATGCAGAAGAAAGCGATGGTATGGCAGGTAATGTGTTTAACAATCTAGAGGCATTGGGCTGTGAAGTAAATTATCTATTTGGCGAGACCAGCACCAAGACTAGACTTATTGATGCTCGCAGCAAACAACAGATTGTGCGTATTGACAATGACATCGTATCTGATCCGTTGACATTCGAAACAGATATTCCCGATGTGTATGATGCTGTTGTAGTCAGTGATTATAATAAAGGAACAGTTAGCTACGAACTTATAGAAGATCTGATAGCACTAAGTATTCCTATCTTTATCGATACTAAGAAAACAGATCTAGAACGTATGCAAGGTGCATGGGTAAAGATCAACGAGCTAGAGTACACCAAGATCAAAAGCGAATGCAGTGGATTGATTGTTACACGTGGTGCCAAAGGTGCGGATGCTGTCCATCACGAGTATAGTTCTAAAGCACCAAGAGTAGAAGTTGTAGATGTTACAGGCGCAGGAGATACCTTTCTTGCCGCACTTGTCTACAACTACCTACATACCAAAGATATAAAAAGAGCCATGGACTTTGCCAACCAAGCTGCCGCTATCACAGTTCAGCATGTTGGATGTTATGCTCCTACGATGGAAGAAATACTATGATTGTATTAACAGGGGCAGGCGGTTTCATCGGCAGCGTGATGTTGGGCTATCTAAACAAGAAAGGCATCACTGATGTTGTGTTATTTGATGATCTGTCAAACGAAACACAATATCGCAACCTTGTGGGCAAGCAGTTCAAGAGTATGCACCCGCACTCCGCATTTGAAAAGACCACGTTCAATCCCAAAGACATTGACGCAGTCGTCCACATTGGTGCTAACTCTAGCACACTGGAACGCAGCTGGCCATCTATCTATAAAAGCAATGTGCTGTCAACTCGCATGTGGAATGCTTTCTGTCTTGAACATGCCATCCCTTTTATCTTTACCAGTTCAGCCGCAGTCTACGGCAATGGTGCAGGCCCACTCAATCAATATGCATTCAGCAAACAGGTCAGCGAACAAGAGATTACAGGTGTAGTGTTGAGGCTGTTCAACGTCTACGGACCCAACGAGTATCACAAGGGTCGTATGGCCAGTACCATACTGCATTGGTACAATCAAATACAAACAGACAGCAAGATCAACATCTTTGAAAACAGCAAGAACTATCGTAGAGACTTTGTCTGGGTAGAGGATGTGGCCAGTACCATCTATCACTTTGTGAAAAACTACACACCCGGGATATATGATCTAGGCACAGGAGCCAGTGTGGACTTTGACAGCATCGCCAACATTGTGATCAATGAATGTGGTACAGGTGTCAAATGCTCTATCCCCATGCCCGAAGATCTCAAAGCACAATATCAATTGGATACCAAAGCTGATACTGGCAAACTAGAGCTTGCGGGAGTCAACGTTGATTTATTCTATGAACCCTGGCAGGGCATTAAAGAATACTGCCAGTATCTAAAGACTAGTAAGTTCTATTAAAAACGTCTTTGAGAGACATGACTAGATCTTCAATCATGCCATCATCGTGAAAGGGTGTTGGAGCAAATCTTAAACGCTCTGTACCTACTGCAACTGTGGGATGATTGATTGGCTGTACATAGATGTTGTGATCATTTAATAGCGCATCGCTCATGGCCTTGCACTTCTTGGCTTCACCTACCAACACCGGTACTATGTGCGTGGTTGAACATTCCATCACAGGTATACCCGCTTTGATCAATCTATGCTTTAGTTTACGAGCACGTTCTTGATGCAGATCACGTAGTTCGTTATGATCTTTGAGATACTTGACAGCAGCTAGAGCACCGGCACATGAAACAGGGCTCATTGATGTGGTAAAAATAAAACCCGCAGCTACTGAACGGATGGCATCGATGATCTCAACATCGGCAGCAATATAGCCACCTTGGACTCCATAGGCTTTCCCCAATGTACCATTGACTATGTCAATACGGGATTGTAGCCCAAGCTCTTCAACTTTCCCACCACCGTGGGGACCATAGAGTCCTACCGCATGTACTTCATCGATATATGTGATGGCACCATAGCGATCAGCTAGGTCACAGATCTCCCGGATATGCCCCACATCGCCATCCATTGAGTAGACGGATTCAAACACCACACAGGGCACATTGCCCGTGAGTTGTATACTGGATAATTTGTCTTCTAGATCTTTGAGATCATTGTGTTTGAAAATGCTTTTTGCTGCACGACTATGGCGCATACCAATAACAAGACTGTTGTGATTTTCACTGTCCGACACAAAGTGTATGTTGGGTATGATCTTGGCCAGAGCAATCAAGGTCCATTCGTTGGCCACATAGGCTGATGAGAACAGCAGAGCCTTGGCCTTGTTGTGCAGAGTGGCCAATTCATGCTCCAGAGCCACGTGATAGTGACTGGTACCGCCTATGTTGCGAGTGCCTCCACTACCTGATCCCGTGTGATCCAAGGCAGTGTGCATGGCATCTAGAACCACTTTGTGCTGTCCCATGCCCAGATAGTCATTGGAACACCAGTTCACAATGTTTTTGATATTGTAAGGTCCGTACCACATGGCAGCAGGAAACTTGCCTGCTTCACGTATAATGTCGTTGAACACACGGTATTTGCCCGTGGTTTTCATGTCTTTAAGCAAGGAGTTGAAGGGTTCTTTGTTTATCATCGTAATGTTATTTAACCGATAAATAAGGTTAGTACAAAACATGATGGCTTTGATCATTGTTATTAGGACATATTATGAGACTAGCAGATATTTTAAGAACTTTGGCAGATAAAATGGATAACATTGAATCTGGATCCGGCAATGATCAAATGGCCGCTGCCACACAGGGCATGGACGGCACTGCGCCTAGCTCAGATCCTTTGATGATTCCTCCGTTGCAACAAAAATTAGAAATACTGAAAAAATCAGCAGGAATTGACAGTTTTTATGACGGTGAAACAGACGAACTTGATGATATCAAGAAACTCACAGGAATCAAGGCTGTTATACAACACGAAACTGACGATGACGAGCCAATTGGTTAAGGAATAGACAATGCCGTTTACACAAGACCTTTACAGTGGCAGACGCAACTACAACGACGGATCTACAAGAATAGGTCAACTAGATAGAATCTGGTATGACAAACCCACGCATACTCTGCGCATAAGTGACGGAGTGACCCCCGGCGGCCTAATCATCTTGGGTGGCGGTGGCGGCAGTGGTATTATATTGGTCAAAGATGAAAATCTTATTTTGACTGCTGCTGCCAGCAGCCTAAACTTTTTAGGCGCAGGAGTCACAGCCACAGTGGGCAATCCACTCACTGGTGATGTAGATGTAACCATCCCAGGTGGTATTGCAGGAGTTGCAGTCAGCGATGAAGGCACTATTATTGCTGCCACTGCCAACAGCATGAATTTTGTGGGCGCAGGAGTTACAGCCACTGCCACAGGCAACGTGGTCACTGTGACCATTCCAGCAGTCAGCAACACCATTGCAGTTGAGGACGAAGGCACAACTTTAAGCACTGCTGTTTCTACTTTGGATTTTGTTGGCCCAGGTGTTGTTGCTACAGTGCCTACTCCGGGTAATGTGGAGGTAAAAGTTAGAGGCATAGAAATTAGGGATGAAAGTTCTGTATTGACCGCTCATCCAACTATGATTGATTTTGTTGGTGCAGGTGTTACTACCACGGTATCTATGTCCAATGACGTCACAGTGACTATTCCTGGTGCAGCTGCCAGCACTACTATTGTAGTCAAAGACGAAGGCTTGTCTTTGAGCCTGCCAGTCACAGCAATCAATTTTATTGGCGACACAGTGTCCGCAATTTATAATGCTGGCGTGGCTGACGTCACTGTAACTGGCACTGATCAACAGTTGGGCACATGGACTCCCGCATTAAAAACCAACACAGGCACAGGCGTTTTCACCTATGCCAAACAGGAAGGCCGCTATGTGAAAACTGGCAGGCATGTGACCTGCTATTTTACCATACAGGTCAGTGCGCATACCATCACTGTGCCTACTACAATACAGCTAATCAATCTGCCATTTACGGCCTTTGACACAACGTTGGGATTGGGCACACCGGAACACATTGGCAATCTTGTATTGGATTATTTTGAATTTGGTAATACACCTACACATGTGAGTGGCAAAGTGTTAGGTGGCACCACCAAAGTGGACTTGTATTGGCATGGCCTGAGCTCAGGTCCTAGCGCCTACATTGCACTGATGACTGATAGCAATCTCACTTTCCCGGACCAAGCCTATGTTATGGTTGGTACGATAACCTACATCAGAGAACCAGACATCCCAGCCGATGAACCCCCAAGATAACGGAAAAACATAATGGCCGCAAACGGAATATCAACACTGGCAACCAAAGAAGAGAGACAAGAGGCAAAACTTGATTTGGCTCAAACTCAACGTCAGGCAGGCGGCGACACTACTGCACCTAGATATCGACAAAATAATACCTACGATATAAATGCCCTACCTACAAAATATAGTGGTAACACTGTGGTAGACAATGCCAACACTGGCGGGTTAGTTCAAGGGCGTCCCTGGATCAATATTGCCGGCATTACATTTGATCCAGACATTTATTTCTACAACAGAGTTGGCACTAATAATGCTAACGGTTATTTTGGTCTTGACTTTACCCCTACCAACGATGATCTAGAATTCTTTGATAACCCCGTGGTTGCACCCGTGACTGAAACGCAAGGCACCTTGGTATCATTGAATATTACTTCGCAGCCTCAATACAATTCTATTCTGTTGATAGGTTATTTCCTTGCTCCAACAACA